GACCAGATCAAAATTGGCAAAACCGAGAGTATGTTAATTTCGGACCTGGATTTAGGATTGATACTGGAAATCCTCAGATGGGTTTGAATGGATCTACAGTCTATGACCTTTTTGGTTCTGGTGCTGATAATAACACTAGTTCTCTTGGAATGACTAATGGTGGATTGTATCACATATACAATGATCAGTGTATTGATATTGTTGGTGGTGCTAAAGCAAAAGATGGTGAATGTTGTATTAATATTATTGGTAAGAATGGGGATGTTACCATAACTGCAATGGCAAATGGTCAAGTTAAAATAACTGGTAAAAATATTACAATTGATGCTGATGAAGATATTAAAATAGATGCTGGAAAAAAGATGACTTTAAAAGCATCGAATGAAATTGAATTGGATACACCTGTTTTAAATACCACTGCTATGGCTGGTAATCTTGCTCCTCGTGATGTAACTTTTGGTGGATTGGTCTTTAGTGGTACTGAGGTTGGAACACCTGAGATTGCAAAATCATTTACTGGTGGTTCTTTTAAAAGTCCATTTAAAGATATGGCAAGTAGTATGGAGAAAATGGCAGCAAATTCTGGTATTAATGCTGCATCTATTGAGAGTGCTGCTTCCAGTCTTGAGGATAAACTTGGAGGACTTCTATAATGACTCAGGAAGAGAATTTTGGGGGACTGGATAATTTTAAGGTAGGTAATGTTGCCGAATTTTATAATGATGTTCATGTTTATGGAAAATTATATGCTGATTTAGAAGGAACTGCTTCTGGAGGTACAGGAACAGGTGGTGATGGGACATTTATAAATCTTGACGTAGAAAAGAATATTACTATTGGTGGTGATTTAAGAGTTGAAAATCTTATTGATACCGATTATTTGACAGTAAGACACAGACTTCATGTAGGTGTTGGTGGTACTGTATTAACAGTTATATCAAAAGGTGAGATAGCTGATGGTGAATATGGTAATAGAGTAGGTATAGGTACTACCCAACCAGATACAAAATTCCAAGTAGGAGATAAATCTTTTGTTGTTACTGAAGGTGGTTCTACAGGTATAGGTACTACTCAACCTGATGGAATATTCCAAGTAGGTAATGAATGTTTAACTGTTACTGTTAACCCGTGTAGAGTCGGAATAGCAACTACAGTACCTGATGGAAGATTTCAAGTTGGATATAGAGAAAAATCGTTTATTGTTGCTTCTGATCCAGTAACTGGAGTATCTTCGGTAGGTATAGGAACTACTCAACCGTATCAAAGATTCCAAGTTGGAAAATGGGATGACTCTTTTGTTGTTACTGATACTGGTATAGTTGGTATTGGAAGTACAAATCCTGGTAATATACCTGGATACAATGCTTCGCAAGAAGGTCCGATTAAACTTGATATTGAAGGATCTGTAAAGATTGATAAAAATATTATTGACTCTGCAGATTCTCCAGGTGCAAATGGATGGTATTTAAATCGAGATTCTAATGGAATTAGGTGGGTAAATGCATCTCCTGTAAATCTTGATGGAATATATGTACAGGATGAGAGTGTTTATTTACCTATTAATGGTACTTCTCAGTTATTCTCGACTATTAATTTTAGACAGGTTAATAGTCTTGGATTAGGAACTGATACAGTACTTCCTATCCCTGATCCAGAAAATCCAACACAAATTGCAAGAATACAAACTCAAGATTTGTGGGGTCATGTAGGATCTGCTAATGATGCACCAATCTATAGGATGACTAAGGTTGGTATTAAAAATGATAATCCAAGTACTGATTTAGATATTTCTGGCACAGTTCATGCAACAGGTGCTGTTGATTTTGACACTACATTGAATACTGATGGTGCTGTTACATTTAATTCTACATTAGACGTAGATGGTGCTACAACTCTTAATAATACATTAGATGTAGATGGAATAGCAACATTTAATGATCTTACAGATTCTACAAGTCCTACTGCTCCTGCTTCCGTTCAAATTGATGGTGGTGTTGGAATAGCAAAGAGATTATTTGTTGGTGGAGATACTAAAATTGAATCACCAACACAATCCACAACTAAAGACATTGGTGCTCTTGTAGTTGATGGTGGTGTTGGTATTGAGAAAGACGTTAATATTGGTGGTGATCTTCATATTCATGGTACTACACAATCTCCAACTAAGGATCTTGGTGCTTTAATAGTTGAAGGTGGTGTTGGAATTGAGAAGAACTTAAATGTTGGACAGAATACAAAACTTATTGGTACTTTAGAATTAGAAAGTTCTTTAATTGATTATAATAATTTAATACCAGATCCTAACGATGCGTCTAATCCAAGAAAGGATTGGAGATTAACTTCTATTGGTGTTGGTGTATCTTGGAGACCATCTGGTGTTGAAACTGAAAATATTATCTTTGTTACATTGGATGGTGATGATGATAATGAGGGGCTATTAGAGGGTGATGCCTTAAGAACTATTGGTAAAGCAGCAGAAAAAGCACAACCAGGAGATACAATTAAAGTTCGTTCTGGTGTATATTATGAAGATAATCCGATTGGATTAAGAACAGATGTTACTGTAAAGGGAGAAGATATTAGACTTGTAACAATTATACCTAATAATCCTAATTGGGATGTATTCCATGTTAGAAGAGGATGTTTGATTGAAAATCTAAATTTCTCTGGTACATCAGTATCACAAGATAATACGGATTGTGCTGCAGTTGCTTTCCCACCAACACAAGCGTATATTAGTGCTGGAGTTTCACCTGCAGCTGTAAGTGGTTTTCTTGATGTTGGTCCTGCAAATGAAGGACCAAGTGGTAGATGGAGATCTCCATATATTAGAAACTGTACTAATTTTATGAGTAAGAGTATTGGTATGAGGATCAATGGTCATCATGTTGATGCTTCATTTACTGGAACTAATGATCTTGGACAAGATTTAAAGAGTATGGTTTGTGACTCATTTACACAATATAATGAAGCAGGTATTGGTGTTTCTATTTCTAATAATGGATATGCCCAATTAGTTTCTATTTTTACGATTGGAAATCAAATAGGTATTGGTTGTACATCTGGTGGGCAATGTGACTTAACAAACTCAAACTCTTCATTTGGTACTTATGGATTAGTTTCTGACGGTACTAGTGTTGTTGAATTTGATGGTAATTTAAATGCTGATATAAACGGTGAATCTGATATAGTGGTATTAAATCAAGTTAGAGATTTTAATACACCCAGACAATTTAGAACTCCATTTGATGGACAAGGTGCTTATTTCCATTTAGATATGAATGATTATCCAGATAGTCCATCTACTGCATCAATTACCAAACCTTTACAATTTATAAGAGGTGTTACTGTTGTTAATGGTGGTAATCCTGGTGATTATGCTGCATCTGCACCTCCTCTTGTTACTGCTACTCTTCCAGAAGGTCCAGAATCAATTTTTGCTGAGTTTTCTCCTAATGTAAGTGCTGCTGGAACTATTACTTCTGTTGATATTATTGCTAGTGGTAGGAATTTCTTACCAACCCAAAATGTTGTTTTGAATATTTCTGGAAATGGATCTGCACAATTAACAGCAGATATGGATCCAATTTTATATACTATTGATGAAGCAACCACAGTTTCTTCAGTTACTGGATTATCTACAGTAACTTTTAATGAGTTTATACCTTATAAGGTTAAGTCTACAAGTAAGATGGAATTTGTAAGACTGAGTAGAATTATAACCAGTTCACATTCCTTTGAATATATTGGTGCAGGTACGGATATAAATATTGCGAACCCCTTCCAAGGTGGAAAACCAATACCTGAGAATGAAGTTGTTGCTATAAACGGTGGACAATGCCCATTCACAAGTACCGATCAGAAAGGTAATTTTAGAATTGGTGATGGTCTAACTATTGACCAGACAACTTCTACTATTAGAGGAAGAGACTTTAATAGAGCAATACAAGCACAAATGACCCCGTTAATTTTAGCGTTGAGATAAGATGGCAATAGCACCCGTAAATAAGTTTATTAATATTGCTGTTCCAGTTTCTCCTGGATTGCAAAAAATATATGAGGTTCCAACTGGTAGTACATCTTTGTTGTTATATGCTCAAGTTGCAAATGTTGGTGTTGGTATAACTTATCCAAAAGTTACATTTTTTCAAAGAAGGGAATCAAGAAGTACTGGTAATACAAGAGATGTAAGAATTATACAAGATGCAGAAATACCACCTAATGATGCTTTAATATTAGTAGATGGTAGAATAGTTTTAGAAAAAACTCCTATAGTTCTTGATAGGGTTTATATTAAAGGTACTCAACAGAATGTTGGTATAGTTACTGGTGTTGATTATGATGAACCAACAGGAATTGCTACTGTAATGTGTAAAGAAAATCATGGATTTATTGCTGGAAATGAAGTTACTTTAGGTGGATTGTATTTTACTTGCTCATCATATTCTGGAATTACAACTAATGTTTTTCCAGACCCTCAACAATCTTATACTGTTGATAGTATAGTTGATAATGTTGGTATATCAAGAACATTTTCAATGACTGTTGGAGGAGCAAGTGGTAATCCTCATACTTATAATTCTGCTTTACATAGATTCTCAAGAGCAAATTTTGAAGCAGTTGAAGTTATAAGTGGTGGTTCTTCTGGGTCTAAATTTAATGTTACTCATGCATTGTATAATGGAGATAATATTGCAAAAACTATGGAGGGTATTACTTTAGCACCTGGAGAATTGGTATTGACTATAGGTGCTAATAGTTTATCTAATGGTGATAAAATTAAGATAGTGGATAATTCAGTATTCTTTAGATGCTCTATGGATGATTATTATACGGAACATTCTTATCCACGAGATACTGATCCTGCTGGATCATCATCAACATCTACTAATGAATTAACAATTGCCGTTGTTGCTACTAATAGTAGTATAAGGGTTAATGTTGGTCAGAGTCGTGCTGGTGGATTTGTTGCTCCTTTGGAAATGGAATTAACTGCGAGTGTCTTAGAAAACAGTAATGTCTAAGAAGTATATTAGCGGTAGGGCTAAACGAACCCCCCAAGATCAATTAAAGGACGATAGGTATAGGTATCTTGGATTAGAACAGGCAGAGCCTAATCTTGCCGATCCTATAACTAGCCCTCCTGTTCCTTCTGGACAACAGTATCAGTTGGTTTCTGTTCCTGGTTTTGAGGGTAAAAGATATTGGGTTCCTGTTGGTGGTGGAGTAATTCCAGGTGCTATTAGTGTATATGATGAAGGTATTCTTGTTAGTGCTGCAAGTAGTATAACCCAACTTAATTTTGTAGGTGCAGCAGTAACGGCTCAAGTAGATGTTCAACATCCTTCTGGTCATCCAGGTATTGCTGCAACTGTAACAGTTATTCCTGTTACTATAGGAGAAGATCCTCCATTAGATCCAAATCATGGTGAATTGTGGTGGGAAAATGATCATGGTGATTTGTGTATTTACTATGATGATGGTGATAGTAGTCAATGGGTAACAGTAATTGCTGGTGGTGGAGTTGGTCCTCCAGGTCCTCCAGGTTCTCCTGGACCAGGTGGTGGTCCTCCTGGACCTCCTGGACCTCCAGGTTCTGGTGGTGGTGATGGAAGTCCAGGTGAAGATGGTCCTCCTGGTCCTCCTGGTCCTCCAGGTGGTCCTCCTGGACCTCCTGGACCTCCAGGTCCCGATGGAGATGATGGAACTCCTGGTAATCCTGGTCCTCCAGGAACTGGAAGTCCAGGTACTCCTGGAACTCCTGGAACTCCTGGACCTCCAGGTGAAGATGGTAATCCTGGACCTCCTGGTCCTGCTGGTGGTCCTCCTGGTCCTCCAGGAAACCCAGGTCCTCCTGGTCCTCCCTCTCCTGGACCTCCAGGTCCTGATGGAGATGATGGAACTCCTGGTACTCCAGGTACTCCTGGACCTCCTGGTCCTGCAGGTATTGCTGGACTACAAATCAGTGAAACTCCACCAACTTCTCCTGCACCTTCAGAGGGTGATTTGTGGTGGGAAAGTGACACTGGAGCATTATATGTGTATTATAATGATGGTAATAGTGATCAATGGGTAGCAGTAGCACAAGGTCCTGCTGGATCTCCTGGTCCTCCAGGTTCTGCTGCTGGTAGTGGTGCTGGTCCATTTGAAAGTCAATGGCATATTCCAATGGGATTGCCATAAATAGTAAACAGGAAATTAAAAGATTATGGCAGCAACAGTATATTCAGGATCGGGTAATTGGAGTTATACCAATAGCACTGGTGAGAATGTTCGTGTGATTATTGGTATTGCTCTTGCAGCAGATAATTCTCAAGCATCGACTGTTGGTATTAAATTGAGATTTGGATCAGCTGGATCTGGTTATATGTTTGAAGAAACTAGTGGAACTAATGATAGATTTGTAGGTTTTGGTAAACATATTACAAGTTCTGGTCAAATGACCAGAGCTGTAGCAACTAATGGTGGAACTTTTGTAGATGAATTTTGGCTTGCAGATGGACATACTGCTAATTTAGATGCTGTTAGTGGTTCGTACCCTATTAAATGGTACAATATAGTGGTTATACCAGAGAGTGGATAATGGCAGCATTTGATTTTCCAAATAGTCCTGAACTAGACGAGACTCATACCGAAAATGGTGTGATGTGGAAGTGGAATGGGTATGCTTGGGATAGAGTTCCAAGTAATGGACCTGAAGGTCCTCCTGGTCCTCCTGGTCCTGCAACTCCTGGACCTCCTGGTCCTCCAGGAACTGGTAACCCTGGTCCTCCTGGTCCTCCAGGAAATACTCCAGGACCTCCTGGTCCTCCTGGTCCTCCAGGCACTGGTGGTGGTGCAGGAACATTTTTAGAATTAACAGATACTCCTGATACTTCTCCTGGATATTCTGGACAATCTGGTAAAACAGTTAAAGTAAATTCGGGAGAAACTGCTTTAGAGTTTACTCCATTAGATTCTGGTCCTCCAGGACCTCCTGGTAATCCTGGTCCTCCAGGAGAAGATTCAACTACACCAGGTCCTCCTGGTCCTCCAGGCAGTGGTCCTCCTGGTCCTCCAGGTGAAGATGGTGAGGATGGTACTCCTGGAACTGGTAATCCTGGTCCTCCTGGTCCTCCAGGAACTGGAACTCCTGGTCCTCCTGGTCCTCCAGGTACTAATGTCGATACAACTTATTCATATACTGTTGAAAATGCTGGCGGTGGAAATGTTAATTTAAAATTAGACGGAACAGAAAATACTTCATCCGCAACTGATTATACTATTAAATTCAATGCTGGAACTGCTCTTACAAATTCAGTTCAGAGTCAGAATGAATTTACAATGAATCTGGATAATACTGCTGTAACTCCTGACTCATATACTAATGCAAACATAACTGTTGACCAACAAGGTAGAATAACAGCAGCATCGAATGGTTCTGCTGGTGGTGGCGGTGGTGGTGCAAATTTACAAACATTCCAATCATCTGGAACTTGGACAAAACCATCTGGATATAGTCATTTTTGGGTAATTTGTATTGGTGGAGGTGGTGGATCTGGTGGTGCTAATGCACAAGATGATGATGGATGTGATGGTGGTGCTACTGGTGGTGGTGGAGCTGGTGGTATGGGTATGTGGATTTATGCTGCATCAAGTTTACCTGCTTCAATGTCTGTAACTGTCGGAACTGGTGGAGGTGGTGGTTCCTCTGGTGGTGGATGGGTTGGTGGAACTGGTGGAACTGGTGGAACAACAACATTTGGAAATACTGGTCTTTATGGTGCAGGTGGTACTGGAAGTAGCGGAACAGATTACTCTCCTGCTACTAGAGTATCTGAGGGTGGTACTGGTGGAGCAGGTAATGGTTTTGGGATGAATGGTGCAAATGGTGGAGATGGTAATATGGCCACAAGTGCTGGTAATACTACTGTCGATGAACATGCTGCAAGAGCTCAAGGTGGAATGTCTGCTTGGGGTGGTAGAAGTTATGGAGAAGGTGCAGATGGTGTTGTAACCTGTGATCAGAATACTTCTGGTAATTCTGGATCAAATGGGTGTATAATGGTATTTGGTTTTTAAGAGGTAATTAAAATGGGTAGGTATGCTATTATTGAAAATAATATAGTAACAAATATTATAGAATGGGATGGTAATACAACTACTTGGACACCTCCTACTGGATCTGTTCAGGTTGCTTTAGCAGCAACTGGAATTGCAGATGGTGTTGGTGTTGGGCAATCTTATTTTGAATCAACAATTGTAGTTCCACAACCAGTAGATTTACGTACTACAAGTGACCATTATAAACAACTTAGAATGAAAAGAAATAAAAAATTATCTGCTTCAGATTGGACTCAATATCCTGATTCCCCATTAGATTCTACTAAGAAAGCAGAATGGAGTACATACAGACAGGAATTAAGAGATTTGCCAGCAAATGTTACTGATAGTAATGTAAAGGATATCGCATATAAAGCATCACATTCATCTTGGCCAACAAAACCATCATAAATGTGTTATAATAATTATTATTAATATTTGGCATTTGTAATGAATGATTTAATACAAATTATTAAAATTCTTAGTGATGAAGATTTAAAAATAATTAATAAGCATATAGACGAAACATGTGAATTTAAAAAAGCGACTGTTTTTAGTGGAAATATAAAAAATAAAGCTAAAGTTGATACTACTATAAGATCAAGTGTTTCAACATCATTAGTTGATGGTGATGAAGCGACTAATCTTTTACATGATAGAATCAATTCTGCTTTAGTTGATTATAAATTTAAAGTATCAAAATTATGTCAGAATTTTACATATTATCCTGTTCCTGGTGGTAGAGGCACAAAATCTTGGAGAGAAAGTATACAGATACTTGAATATAGTGGTGGACAAGAGTATAAATTTCATCACGATGCTGCTCAAAGACCACAATTACCTGAATATGAAAGAAAAATATCTGTGATTGTTTATTTGTCTAATGGATTTGAGGGAGGTGGAACAGAATTTCCACATGCAACTTTTAAACCAAAGGCAGGGTATGGTTTAATTTTTCCTTCTAATTGGTGTTATCCACATTCGGGTCAATCTGTAACTAAGGGTAAGAAAAGAGTAGCAGTTACATGGTATTATGTAACATTATCTTGACGAGATTTAATTTTTGTGGTATCATATTAAAAAATTGGTATAGTTAAATGGATAATGATCCGAATGAATCTGTAGAAAGTATATTAATTAATATATGTAAAAGAACTATTATACTTTTTAGTGATCTGGGTGATCAGAAAGTGGTTGAGTGTGATAATATTGATCAATTTATGTCTGTTATGGAAGTTATAAAAGATACTGCAGATCCAGAAATTATTACCTATATTGATCCTGTAACTAACAAAGCTAAATAAAGTATAGAAATACCACCTGGACAGTAGTATAAGAAGATGCCTCTTAATAAGTTAGAGAATTTTATAAAGAATAGTGAAGGTCGCATTCTTTATGTAAATCCAAATGATCTTGATGCCACTGATGGAATTGAAAATCAGGGTAACTCATTAACAAAACCTTTTAAAACGATTCAAAGAGCACTCTTAGAATCGGCAAGATTTTCATATTTAAGAGGTAATGATAATGATATAGTAGAGAAGACAACTATATTATTATTTCCTGGTGAACACCTTGTAGATAATAGACCAGGATTTGGTATTAAAAATGAATCAGGTGTTGCAAAGGCAATAAGTCCAAATGGATCAGAGAGTGGAGCACAGAATACACTTACTTTAACTCTTAATTCAAACTTTGATTTAACACAAGAAGATAATATACTTTATAAGTTTAATAGTACAGAAGGTGGTGTTATAATTCCAAGAGGAACTTCTGTTGTTGGATTAGATTTAAGAAAGACGAAGATAAGACCTAAGTATGTTCCTAATCCTACTGATGAGAATGTAAAGGGATCTGCACTCTTTAGGGTTACTGGTGCTTGTTATTTCTGGCAATTTACTATTTTTGATGGAGACGAGAATACTTTAGTATATACTGACCCAACTAATTTTGACCTTACTAATAGATCAAAACCAGTATTCTCTCACCATAAACTAACTGTATTTGAATATGCTGATGGTATTAATAAGTTAGATTCTTTTGGTGGATTAACTGATTTAGATGTTTATTATAGTAAACTATCTAATGCATATAATAGGGCTTCAAGTAGAGATATTGATCAAAAATTCCCTTCTGATGCAAAATCTTTTGCGAAACAAAGACCTGAGTATGAAATTGTAGGTGCTTTCTCATCTGATAGAATTCAAATTACAGCACTTAGATCTGGTGATGGTGCAACTCCTGGTCCAGTTGTTACTGTAACTACTGCTATTCCTCATGAATTAACTGGTGGAACTCCAATTAAAATTGAAAAGGTTAATGTACCAGATTATAATATTTCTACAAAGGTTCAGAGTGTTTTAAGTGATACTCAATTCACATATCTATTACCACAAGTAGATCCATTTTTACCTGCTGGAGTTGCAGGTGGATTAAGTGTTGGTAATGCAACAGTAAGTGTTGAAGTTGATACTGTTACTGGTGCATCTCCTTATATCTTTAACTGTTCATTGAGATCAGTTTATGGTATGCAGGGTATGAAGGCAGACGGATCTAAGGCAACTGGATTCCGTTCAATGGTTGTTGCTCAGTTTACTGGTGTATCTCTACAGAAAGATGATAGAGCATTTACAAGGTATAATTCTAGAAGTAGGGATTTTGATGTTATAGATTATACTAAGCAAACTGGTGAAACTTTATCATCTAAATCATCATCACCAAATCCTTCAAAAGTATATCACTTAGATAAGGATGCTGTTTATAGAAATGGATGGAAAACTTCACATATTACGATAGAAAATGATGCTGTTCTACAGATTGTTTCTGTGTTCGCTATTGGTTATCATATTCACTTCTTAATGAAGTCTGGTGCTGACGCATCAATTACAAACTCCAACTCTAACTTTGGTCAGTTTGCTCTTGCTGCTGATGGATTTAAGAAGGAATCATTTGATAAGGATAATAAAGGATTTATTACTTCAGTTATTACACCAAAAGCAGTTGTTTCTGCAGATACCAGAGTAGATTTACCTCAGTTAGATAAAGCAAGGATTGTTGCTGCTGCTGATGATGAAAGAATATACTTATTAGGGCAAGATAATAAATCAGTTCTACCTTCAGAGATTGCTCAAGGATTTAGAATTGGTGCAAAGGTTAATGAAAAATTATACATTGAGAAGGGTGGCAGTACTTGGGAAGCAAAGATTGTATGTTCTACTCGTGATGCTGGTGATAATCCAACAGGTACTTCATTTACTTCAGAAAAAGCATATGAAGCAATTCATAATGATACTACTAACAATTCTTCCAATGCAATTCATAAGATAACAATTGCTGGTGGACATGAGTTAAGTAATGGTGAGTCTATAAGAATTTTTAAAGATAATGCAGATCTTCCTGAAGGATTAGATCCTCATAAGATATACTATGCAATTACTGATGGTAAGAATAGTACAAGACAAGATGGTATTCAGTTAAACAGTCTTGAAATACAGATTGCAGCATCTAAGACTAATGCAGAAAGAACAACACCTGCATATATTAACACTATATCAAGTCCTGACGCTGGTATTTTGCATGTTATTAGTAGAGTATCCGATAAGGATCCTGGTGAAATTGGTCATCCAATGCAGTTTGATACCTCAACATATACTATTGGTGGTGAAACTAAAGTTGGTGGTTGGTTTATTCATGTAGAAGGTGGTTCTGGAAATACGATTTATGCTAATAGAGCAACGTTATCTGATACAAATGATGAGATACCTTATATTACCAGAAAGAGTGATAGTAGAAGTTTAGATGATAAACTATACAAGTTTAGATATGTTATTCCTAAAGAATTAAAGAATGCACGAGATCCACAAGATAGTTTTGTTATACAAGAATCCAGTGATACAAATGTTCGAGATGATGTTGATTTTACATTAAATGATATAATAACTGATTCTGCTACGTTAGGATATGATTTTGAAAGAAATACAAGATTTATTTCATATCTTGATTATAATGTAAGTACAAAAATTGTTACTATTAGATCTGATAAAAATCATAATTTAAATCCTGATGAAATTGTTACTCTTAAAAACTTAACTTGTACTGTTAATCCAACTGGTATTGAGAATCGTGGATATAATGGAACATTTAAAGTAGTCAGTGTTATTGATTCTAAAACATTTACATATAAGACAACTGATATTTTAGACGTAGTTCATAATGTAGGAACTTGGAATAATGACGTTCATACAAGATCACTTTCTTTACCAAGATTCCAAAGAAACAATAATGATCAAAACCTATTCATCTATAGATCTGAAACTATAAACAAATATGTTGAAGGATCTCAGGATGGTGTTTATCATCTATATGTTTTAAATGGTGGAAACAAACTTGAAAAACAATTTACTGATTCGAGATATAATCAGAATGTTGTTAATCTCTATCCAGAATTAGATCGAGATAATGTTGAAGATAATCCACAGGAAGCAACAAGTTATGCAAAAAGATTCCCTCTTGGTGATGTTGTAACTAATGATCTTAAGAAGAGTATTACCAGAGAAACTGCTAATAAAGCACTATTAAATTTTGGTATTAGTAATAGTATTGCTAATGTTACTAATAACGATGGAACTTCTCCTATATTGAATTTAGATAAGGAGCATGATCTTCAAGGTTTGAATTATGGTGGAACATTAACAGGTGGATCAGGTCATACTGATGGTACATATCATAATATAAAATTATTTGATGATGCATCTGCACCAGCTTCTGCTGTATGGAAAGGTGCTACTGCTAAAGTTGTTGTTAGTGGTGGAGCAGTTACTGAATATGAAATCGAACAATCTGGTTCTGCTTATAGTTCAAGTTTAAGTCCATTATACTTTGATAGTTCATTACCATCTGCTGGTGGTATTGGTGGAGCTCCAAGTTCAAATGTTGCTTTTGTAGAGGCTGGTATAACAACTGCAACAGGTAATTATGTTCAAGTAACAGGTATAAGCACAGGAACTGATGCTTACTATAGAATAAATGCTGTTTCTTCTACAAAATCTATTGCAATTAAGAAACCTCTTACAGATAGGATTCTTGATGGTCAACAAGTAATTGATTTAGGTCCTTGGGTAGCAGTTTCATCTGCTGCTTTACCAAGTCCAAACCCTGATGATATTACAATAAGTACAGTTACATGTACTGCTGCTCATGGTTTATTAGAGGGTAATTCGTTCAGAGTTCTTGATAATAATGATAACAATCTTGGTGATTTTATAGTTTCTGAAGTTATTGATGTTACTTCTTTCAAAGTAGATATTGGATCTACTACTAATTTAGTAAATCCTACTTACATTCTTAAGCATGGAATGTCTTCTAATAATGCAGGATCTGATAAGGCTGGTGAGAATTTAGGTACAAGAGGATTATCATTCTTTGAGCATGAGAATTTAATACTTGGTGAAGAGATTAATAGTGCAACAAGCGATAAGTTTACAATTAAATTATCTGATGGAACAACCACTCAAGAGTCAATAGAAAGTAGATTACCTTTAGGTTCTTACATTCAAATTGATGGAGAGATAATGAGAGTTGTTAAGAGTACACTCTCATCTGGTAAAATAACAGTTCTTCGTGGTGCATTAGGTACTATTGTTGATAATCATGTTATTAACTCTCAGATTAAGAAGATTAAACCAATACCTATTGAATTAAGAAGACCTTCTATACTTCGTGCATCTGGTCATACGTTTGAATATCTTGGTTATGGTCCAGGTAACTATTCAACTGCTCTTCCACAGGTTCAATTAAAGACACCTACTGAAAGGGAAGAGTTCTTATCACAATCACAAGAAACATCTTGTGGTACTGTTGTTTACACAGGTATGAATGATAAGGGTGATTTCTATATTGGAAACACTAAGATTTCATCTGACTCTGGTGAACAGATAACATTTGATATTCCAGTTCCAACTGTAACGGGTGAAGATCCAAGTCAATTGAGTGTTGTATTTGATGAAGTAATTATTAAACAGAGATTACTTGTTGAGGGTGGATCATCCAAACAGATTCTATCTCAGTTTGATGGTCCTGTTACATTTAATGGTAAGGTTAGATTTAATGAAACTGTTACTATTACTAAGGACTTCACCGTTGATGCTAAAACCTTTATTAATGATTCTACAGATTCTGATCCTTCTACTACTGTTTGTACTACTGGTTCTCAAACTTTACAAGGTGCTTTCACTGTTAAAGGTGGAGTTGGAATTGGTAAGAGATTGAATGTTTGTGGAGATACTAAGATATTCTCAACATCTGCAACAGCATTTACTGTTATGGGTGGTGTATCTATTGGTGGTGATACCTCTCTTGGTGGAGATTTATCAATCACAGGAACATCAACCTTTGGTGATATAAAACTACCTGATGGTAAGAAAGCCTACTTCGGGACTGGGTTGGATATGGAAATCTTCCATGACGGGACCGACTCAATTATCAAAAATGATAATGGTATTCTTAAGATTCAAGGTGGTACTGATGCCAGTGAGCATGTTGAAATTTATACTGGTTCTAATGTTGCATTAAGAGCAGTAAACACTTTAGGTGCAAACTCAATACAGTTGATGTATAATGGAGCAACTAAATTACAAACTTCTAATAATGGAGTTGGTATTACGGGTGATCTTAGTTGTACTGGTGATATTACTGCGTACTTCTCTCCATCTGATAGTACATTAAAAGATAGTGTTACTCCTATATCTAATGCCTTAGATAAAGTAATATCAATTAGTGGTAATACATTTACTTGGAAGGAATTTAGAGATCAAACTCTAGCAGGTACACAAGATACTGGTGTAATTGCACAAGAAGTTGAAGCACTTGGTCTTCCTGGTTTAGTTAGAACTAATGAAGATGGTCATAAATCAGTTTCATATCAAAAACTAATTCCAGTTTTGATTGAGGCAATCAAAGAACTATCAGCCAAGGTTGATGCTCTATCCTAATAAATAACTAAAAATTATTATAAATGGCTAATATCAGGAAATCATTTAATTTTCGTAATGGTGTTCAAGTTGATGATGATAATCTAATTGTCAATCCCTATGGTCTGGTAGGTATAGGAACTACTATACCTACTGAGGCACTTGATGTTAGAGGAAAGGTTAAAGTTATTCAAGATCCTAATGTTCTTGGATCTGGAGTACTTAATGCAACTACTGGTATTGTTACTTCTTTAACAGTTGTTGAGTTAGAAGTTAATGGAAATGATTTTTCTGCTGGTGTAATTGGTGCTGGTATTAGTGTTGGAAAGGCAGGTGTTATAACAGCAACAGATCCTACGGGTGTTGTTACTTATTATGGTGATGGTAAGAATTTATTAAATTTACCAACATCCCAATGGTTAGATATGGATGTTGGTTTAGGTTATACAAGTATATACGCTCAAGGTGGGGTAGGTATTTCAACTGATGATCCAAGATTCTTCTTACAGGTTGGTGGAAATACTGATTTAGGATATTTTGCTGATGGTGTAGGAATTAATTCTCGTGGTGGTGTTGTAGCAACAGGAGTTGTTACTGCTACTACATTTAATGGAAGTGTATTGGGTGATATTCAAGGTGGAATTGGAACTATTACACAGATTTTATCCACTAATGCTCATGCTACTGGTATTGTAACTGCTGGTATTGGATTTACTGGAGATGTAAGGGGTAATATTCTCAGTGGTATATCAACTATAGTTCAAATTAAATCCACTAATGCTCATGTTACTGGTATTGTAACTGCTGGTATTGGATTTACTGGTAATCTTACTGGTAATGTAGTAGGTCATGTAGAAGGTAATATAGTAGGTAATGTAGATTCAGTCGGTGTTTCTACATTCCACGAACTTAAAGTTACTGGAAGTATTTCTGGAGATACTGTATCTGGTATTCTTACCACTGGGGATCTAACTTCCAGTAGATCTGTACTTGGTATATCAACTGCAAGTAAACTTCACGTTACTAATCAACTTGGAGTTGGAATTAATAATCCATTAAAACAAATTGAAGTTTTTAGTGTAGGTATATCAACTGTTGATATTCAGAGTGAAGAGACTGCAATATTACAGTTAAGTCAAAAATCATCTGTTGGAATAGGAGAAAGTACTGCTCAATTTAAGTTTGGTCAAAGTCCTAAGACTCTTGACATAATTAATGGTGATACTGGTAATGTCAATACTGTTATACATGGTGGTGGATTTGTTGGTGTAAATACTGGATCATTTAATTGGGTTTATGGTAAGACTAATACTAATTTAATGACTCTTGATTATAAAGGTAATTTGGGTATTAATAAGATACCAGAATATCCTTTAGATGTTGCTGGAATAGCAACATTCGCTGATAATGTTTATGTTAAGAGTAATTTAGATGTTCAGGGTGATACTGTTATTGATGGTAACTTAACTGTTTCTGGAACAACTCAATTTAGTTTACCTGATCTTATAAGTTCTAATATTAATAGTAATAGTGGAATATCTACTTTCTTAAATATCCATGTTGAACAGATTATCTCTGGTGTAACAACCATTGGAATTGGTACTGATTTAGAAAATATTGGTCCAAATATTGATCTTGATTGTCCTTTTGGAACAGCAGTCTTTAATAAAGTTGGAATTGGATCAACTCAACCAATGGCTCAGTTGGATGTTGCTGGTTCTATTCAAGGAAAATCGTTCTTTGGTGTAGGTGAATCTTTAGCATGTGCTGTTGACTTCTCTTCTGCTGGTAAGAATTTAGGTGGAGCATTAGGTAATAAGTCATTTATGGTTCCACCAAGAGTAACAAATACTGAAAGGAATAATTTAATTAATATAATAGGTGGGGCAATAGTTTACAATACAACAAATAGTAAACTGCAAGTCTATGTTGGATCTTATCCATCTGGTTCATGGGTTAATCTTCATTAAGGAGTAATTAATGGCAGTTAGTGTAACAAAAGCTGGTCCATATTTCACTTCAGGTGAAATAAAGTGGAGTGAGTTTAGATCTAAATTTAAAGAAAAAAGTTCTGGATCAGTATCTGCTTCAGAACTTTTTCGTGACGTTAGATTAGCAGAGAGAGATCCAATTGTACCTGATTCTACTGAGAATACTTCTATACCAGTAGATTCATATCCAAATGGAACATTTTCTGGTAATAGTAATAATTGGAAAGCATCTTTAATGAGAAATTCCATTAAAAGATATACTGCTAATCAAAGTGGAGATAATAAGTTTTTAGATTTGGGATTGAAGAGTGGATCTGATGGTATTGATTGGGATGGTCAAAATGATTTAGATACTGTTGGAAAAACAACTGGAAATTATACAAGAAATGTTCAGAAGATAATCAATATAGCAGGAAGAGCCTTTTCTGATGATACTGGAACTAATGGATTAACTGGTGATGGTGGAACGGGAAAGGATAAGAAACCAGCAGCAAAATTAGTTTTACCTGATCCATTAAAAGCATTAAATGTAAGACTTTATGTTACTGGTGGAATATATGGATCTGCTGGAAGATCAGGATTTTATAATTATGCATCTCAACCTGATAAAACTTTAAGTGATCCTGGTAAGGATGGTGGACCTGCTTTGACCATAAGACATATGGGTTCAGAGAGTAGAACATACATTTACAATCAAGGTGGAGAGATATTTGGTGGTGGAGGAGGTGGTGAGCAAGGTCAAATGGGTGCATGGCCTACTCAAGCAGGTATATGTCAACCAGCATCTTCAACATCATGTAGTACTTCATATTATCTTGGTGGGTATAATGAAGGTTGTCATGGTAGTGGAACTGGTGGATGTCCCAGTGGTGGATCTGTGTATGCAAGTTTACATATAGCAACATTACCTTGTCCTCCAGGAACTCATGATGATCCCTCTGCTGGATATGGATCTATTTCTGCAGATTATTGTAGAGTAATTAATTGTACAACATATACTCCAAGTCCTTGTTCATCTACTACACCAGAACAGGGTTTAGGTGGTGCTGGTGGAGAAGGTGCTGGATGGGGATATAGACAAGCTATTAGTGGTGGAAAACAAACTAGAACATTAGGTCAACCAGGAAGATCTGAAAATATATACGCTGAATGTCAAGCTTGTGCTCAAGGTCAATCACCTTCAGGTGCTACAAACTCTACTCCTGGTGGTAAAGGTGGAGATGGTGGTGATTATGGACAACCTGGTGGAAACACTCTTGGTAGAAGTCCTCTTGCTACTGGATTATCACAAGGAGAAGGTGGTGGTAAAGGTGGTGCTGCTATTTGTGGAAAATTCTTTAAAACACCTATATTTGGTAGCACAGGAAGTGCTAATGTTAAAGGATCTGTTGGTTTAGAATGTGATGGAAGTGAAGGTACTCCAGATCCAGTTCCTGACATGCCAACAATTACTGCAAGTCATGCTGAACATATTAGATTTAATTATCCTGCAATAGATAATACAAATAAACAAACTTTAAATGTAACTAGTGCTTATAATTCCAGTGGATTTGCTCAAGGACCAGTTAGATGTAAACTTTATTTCTGGTGGAAAGAGATATTTAATATTGGTTCTTATGGTGTAGAAAAGATTGAGATAAAAAAATCTGATGGTACTTTAGTTTGGTCGGTAGAAGTTGATAAAAGTAAACAAAGAGGTAATAATTTAGTTAATGGAGATTTACCAATAACTGAATTTGAAGAAGGAATTTATGATGTTATATACACTGGATTATCCTTCTTTAACCAACCTTCTTCTGGTGCGAATTGGTTGATTAATGATAGAATAATGGAATATGGTCAGAAATTAAGATTCTTTGATGATACTCAAAATTTAACTTCACAGAATTCAGAACTTGTAATAGCACCAGCAGATGCCACTTTTGATAGTGGTGATGGTAAGACTACAAGATGGATTGAATCATATAATTCTCAAACTATGGGTAATAAACTTGAAGATGGGTCTTGGGAATATATTGCTATTCAACAGTATTGGTCACAATTTATGCGAGATTATGCAATGTGGGGAAGTAATGATCCTGGTACTCAAGATGGTACTGATCAAGATTACACTACAACTTGGCTTTGGAATATTCCTGATGTAAGTAAGGAAGGTGAATATACCTTCGAGATTGAGTCAGATAACTTAGCAGAATGGACTATTGATGGTGTATCGAAAGGTAGAACTACAGATTATGATAGTCATTATCCTGCTAATGATGCTGTTAGTAAAATGGGTAAATGGGTAGATACTCAAACTGGAACCTCATATACAGATGGTACTCCATACAAACAATCTTTTGCTGTAGGTAAACATACAATCTCGATAAAGGTAACTAATAGACATGTAGGAGGAAGTGATCCTGAAAATTGGCAATATAACCCTGCTGGTGTTGCATTTAGAGTTACTTTTGGTGGTCAGGAAGTATTTAATTCCACAGATGTTGTAATGTCAGAAGGAACTACGTATGGTAGATCATCAATATCTTGGGTTGCAACAAATGTAGATACAAGTGCAAGTTCTTCTGACTCAATATTTGGAACAGATACTCCTATGGATGCAAGTTTTAATGTAACTAAAACATTGCAAGGAACTACTCCAATTGCTCCTACCAGTGGATCAACTGTTTACAAGTTGTATGCTAAGAACGATGCTGGTACTTCTAATCCTGTTGTGATTAACATCAAGTAGTGTTTAATTCTTAATTATTATACATACGTTTGTATGGGTTGTAAGAGAAACTTTATATTTTTTTAAGAACCAGTGGCACGACTGGCACAAGGACTCCCTGACAAGGGAGTTTTTTAATGGTATAATATATCCAACTGAGAAACATTGATGCCATTACGTCCACACCAAATTGATGCTCTGGATGCTATGGCAAACCATTCTAAGGGGCAAATTATCGTTCCTACAGGTGGTGGTAAGACCATGTGTATGATAGAGGATGCTAAGAGAGTATTTCGTACACAAGAGGTTTCAACCATTGTCGTGGTTGCTCCACGTATCCTATTAGCAGAGCAACTATGTTCTGAGTTCTTGGAAACAGGAGAGTTCAACGATGTTAGAGTTATGCATGTTCACAGTGGTGAGACAGAGCATTACTCTTCAACCAAAGTTAATGACATTAGATACCATAACTTCCTATGCTATGAGTCTAATCAGTTAATCTTTACAACATACCATTCACTACACAGAATACAAGAGAGTGATATTGTGGTTGATGTAGTTTACTTTGATGAAGCACACAATTCAGTACAAAGAAACTTCATTGAATCTGTAGAGCACTTCTCAATGTATGCTGACCATTCATACTTCTTTACTGCCACACCTAAGCACAGTAAAACACCATTTAAGGCAGGTATGAATGATAGTGACATATTCGGTAATGTTATATGTCAGGTTCCAGCTCCTCAGTTGGTAGAGCAAGGTTACATTTTACCACCAAAGGTAGAAGTATATGAGTCACGTTTATTAGACAAGCATGAGTTGGTTGCTGATAAGGATTGTGAGCAGATGATAAACTCTATTGATAACATACAGAAGAGTAAGGTATTGATATGTGCTAAGTCAACAAAGCAGATCACAAACCTAGTATCACAGACTGACTTCTGTGTTCAGTTGAGAGAGCGTGGTTATAACTGGATGTATATCACTGCAAAGACTGGTGCATTTATCAATGGTAAGAAGGTAGGTAGAGATAAGTTTTTTGAGGTATTGAATGAGTGGGGTAAGGATAACTATACTAAGTTTGTAGTTCTACATCATAGTATCTTATCTGAGGGTATCAATGTAAATGGACTTGAGGCAGTTTTGTTCTTAAGATCTATGGATTACATTGGTATCAGTCAAACAATCGGTAGAGTGATCCGCAAGGGGGCAACTGATAAAGCATACGGTTTAGTTTGTGTTCCAGTTTACTCTAAGGTGGGTGTATCTACTGCACGTAAAGTAGAGGCCGTTGTTGATACTATTTTCAACAAGGGTGAAGCAGCAACATCGGTGGTGACAAGATGATACCTGATAAAGATCGAAAAGAACAGCATAATCGTTTCTTTGAAATGATGGGTTATAAACCCAGAAGAAAGAAAAAATACCATCAGTGGTGGGAGTCTCCTTGGATAGACTATGATGATCCAAGAAATAATTATTATGAAAAACAATGAGTAAAGAAATTCCTACAAAAGAATACATGCAAGATGGATGGGATAGTGGCCCTATTGGTTGCCATCCATACAAGAGAGGTTCCCTTCACAATAAGATTGGGATGTGGATTATGTGGATATTCTATGGTATAATTCTTATACAGGTAATACATGCTATGATAGTATTACCATTCTTTCCTATTCCTTTTGCAATACTATTAGGATTGGGTTTTATATGCTATGTGGCATGGAGGGCAACGTGATAGGACAGTTTCAATGGATAAATGGATATGAGGATAAGCACTCAAATCCTGTATATAAACATGCCAAGAATCCCGATAAGTGGGAAGTAAAGGATAGCAGATTTATTATGTACCGTTATGGTGAAGGTGGTGCGATTGATATTAGAATCATGGAGAATGATACTGATTTTCAACATACTATAAACATTACCATTGAGAATGGTAAGTTACAAGCAATAGTATCAGAGCAAACTAAATGAAGGACACTATTCTATATGGAGATTGTAGAGAGACTCTATGTGGATTTCTACCACAGAGTGCAAGGATGTGTGTTACATCTCCACCATACTACGGTCTAAGAAACTATGGTGGAGAAAATTCACAGATAGGACAGGAACAAACACCAGAAGAATTTATCGAACAGTTAGTAAACGTATTCAAGGAGGTAAAAAATGTGCTCACAGATGATGGAACTTGTTGGGTTAATCTTGGCGATAGTTACTATAATTACAGACCTGGAAAAGGACAAGGACTGGCAAAACAGACAGTCTCAAATACTAAACAAGACTTACCAGATGTGTGTCCTCGCAGAGGAAATCGACTTGAAGGATTAAAAGAAAAGGATCTCATAGGTATTCCATGGATGTTTGCGTTTGCTATGAGGGCAGACGGATGGTATCTAAGACAAGATATTATTTGGCATAAACCAAATCCAATGCCAGAGTCAGTTAAAGACAGATGTACTAAATCACATGAGTATATTTTTCTATTCAGTAAAAATAAGAAGTATTTCTATGACAACGAATCAATCAAAGAACCCGCAAAAGACTGGGGAACCAGAGACAGATCAAAAGGAAAGTATCACAACGAGGGAACAGGACTACAACCACATTCAGGTCTTACAAAATCATATCCAACAAAGAATAAACGATCTGTCTGGTCAGTAACAAATAAACCATATCGTGAAGCACACTTCGCTACATATCCACCCGACCTGATTGAACCTTGTATCCTCGCTGGTAGCGAGAAGGGTGACATTGTATTAGATCCCTTCATGGGTAGTGGAACAACTGCTGCGGTGGCAAAATCACTAGGTAGAGACTATATTGGATGTGAGTTGCATGAAAATTATGGTGACCTGATTAGGAAGAGAGTAAGTGAGTATCATGTACCAATCGAGGAAGTGTCACAGAATGGACTGACAGACCTGTTGGATAGTGCTATATTATAAATGTTGAGGGATCACTAGGTTCCTAACTACCTGACACACTTGACTTAGTACCTGTAATTAGACTCAGTAAATGGGTTAGGATCAGGTGAAGCACCTCTTGAGCAAGTAAGAAGCAGGACATTACCGTTGGGGTAATTTACCACACTGCCCCTAGTCCTTCAACACTCTTTTCACTTTGATTTCTAATCTATGCCAACTGCAACTGCTCGTAAGACTTCAACTACACCACGTAAGAGAAGAACACGCAAGGCAACTGCAAAATCAACACCACTAAATACAACAGTTGAAAGTAAACTCAATGGAGATCCTATTGTGACTGAAACTGTTAAAGAAGAAGTGAAGGTTGATGTTCAAAGAAGGAACCTAACCGAGTTAAATGGTCTTGAATTGGTTATCCTTCCTCTAGTCTACCTTGAGGGATTTGT